CAAAGAACTCTGGGGCGCTCGCAAAGAGATGGGCGAGGACAAGTACCAGCAGGAGTTTGAGTGTTCCTTTAACGCAGCGGTTGAGGGTAGTTATTATGGTCAGATTATTAACGATCTCGAAGCCAAAAATCGTATTACCACTATTGACAGGGATGACCTTTGCCGGTCTTTTGCTGCTTGGGATCTTGGTATGGGCGATTCTACTTGTATCTGGATTACTCAGTTGGCTGGCAAGGAAGTGCGGCTTATCGACTGCGTTGAGAACCACGGAGTCGGTCTGGACTGGTATGTATCCTGGCTCAGAGAAAACAAGTACGAAGGCTTTGCACAAATACTGCCGCACGATGTGGAGGTAAGGGAGCTAGGCACTGGTCGCAGCCGTAAGGAAGTATTGCAGGAGGCAGGGTTGGACATTACGGTTGCGCCTCGACTGTCTATCGCTGATGGCATTCAGGCTGTTAGACGCTTGCTTCCACGTTGCTGGTTTGACCACAAGACTAAGGCTGGACTAGACGCTATCCGGAACTACCGTCGGGAATATAACGAGAAGCAACAGGTCTTCTACGACAAGCCATTACACGACTGGTCTAGCCATTACTCAGATGCCTTCAGATACTTGGCGATTGGGCTTGACGAGAGCGATGTTTCGTGGTCATCAGACTTGCCTATCAATACCAAATGGGTTGTATAATAAGCAAAATTCTTGCAAGGGTTTGCTATGAAGATGGATGAAGGCCAGATCAAGGGCATACTTGAAGCCGAAATAGATAACTCAATCGGCTACATTGAAACAGAGACCACAGAAGAACGTCGTAGAGCGTTGGATTATTACCTGCGTAACCCGTATGGTAATGAGGTAGAAGGCCGCAGCCAGATCGTTACTGGTGAGGTTGCTGAAGCTATTGACGGTGCATTGCCACAACTTATCCGAGTATTCACGACTACTGAGGATATTGTCTATTTCGAGCCTAAGACTGCCAATGATGAGGAGTCTGCTAAACAGGCCACAGATTACTGTAACTGGGTGTTCTACCGTGAGAACGAGGGTCTACTGATCCTACACAACTGGTTCAAAGATGCCCTGCTGCAAAAGGTTGGCGTAGTTAAGTCCTATTGGGATGCTAAGGAAGACGTTGCCAAAGAGAAATACCAGAGCCTGACTGAGGATGAGATGGCTCTCTTGTTGTCTGATGAGTCTCTTGAGGTAGTCAGGCAGAGCGTAGAGATGGTTCCGGCTGGCGTGGATATGATGGGTATGCCTATTGAGGCTCCGTCTTACTCTGTGACTGTCAAGCGTGTTAATAAGTACGGCTGTGTGAAGATTGAGAATGTCCCTCCTGAGGAGTTCCTGATTTCCAAGGCTGCTCGGAATATCGAGGATGCTCCTTTTGTAGCTCATCGTAAGCTAATGCAGCGGTCAGAGTTGATTGCGCTTGGCTACGACAAAGACATCGTAGATGAGCTACCTTCTTATGATGACCTGTCGTTCAGCCCTGAGCGTATTGCTCGATTTAACGAGGGTGAACAGCCAGACGAAGCACAGAGCCTAGATCCTGCCATGCAGACGGTTGAGGTATACGAGTGCTATATCCGGATTGACGAGGATGAAGACGGTATTGCTGAACTGCATCGTATCGTTTACTGTGGTTCGGAGATCCTTGAAGATGAAGAATGCGACTATATTCCGTTCCATAGCATCTGCCCTATACCGATTCCGCATAAGTTTTTCGGTCAATCGCTGGCAGATCGGACTATGGACATCCAGCTTATCAAGTCCACTATTACTCGTCAGTCTCTGGATAACCTCTACCTGACGAACAATAATCGGGTTGGTGCTGTTGATGGTCAGGTGAATCTTGATGACCTGCTGAATGCGACTCCTGGCGGTATTGTCCGGATGAAGAACCCTAATGCTCTGGTTCCGCTTCAGGTTCAGTCTACCTTTGGTCAGGCTATGCCAATGCTGGAGTACATGGACTCCGTACAGGCCAAGCGTACTGGTGTTAATGATGCCCAGCAGGGTATGGATCCAGACGTATTGTCTAACGTTACGGCTGCTGCTGTGGCTGCGATGATGAAGTCTAACTCTGGCAAGCTGGAGTTGATTGCTCGTATCTTTGCTGAGACTGGTGTTAAGAGCTTGTTTAAGGGCATTCTGTACCTGCTAGGCAAGTATCAGGACAAGGCCAAGATCGTCCGTATGCGTGGCAAGTACGTGCAGTTTGATCCTCGTACGTGGTCGAATGAGTACGATGTGTCGGTCAATGTCGGACTGGGTTCAGGTGACAGGGATCAGAAGCTAACCATGTTGCAGATGGTTCTTGCTAAACAGGAACAGATTATTCAGCAGTATGGCCCTGCCAATCCTTTGGTTACAGTGGGTCAGTACCGCAACACATTGGCTAGGTTCATTGAGGCGGCAGGGTTTAAGGACGCTACAGCCTTTATGAATGAGATTACGCCTGAGATGGATGCTCAATTGTCTCAGCCAAAGCCTCCTAGCCCTGATGCACAGGCTGAGGTAGCTCAAATGCTGATGCAGGTGGAACGTGAGAAGACACAAGCTAAGTCGCAGATTGATGCCGCTAAGTTGGATTTGGAACGTCAAAGTCTGGAGGCTGAGTTCACTCGCAAGGGCATTGAGATGCAGATGAAGAACCAGAAGGATCAGGCCGAGATTCGGATTAAGGAAGCTCAGTTAGCAGTCCAGCAACTGCAAGCGGTTTTGGCTATGGATCTGGCTGATGAAGATAGCCGTAACAAACAGGCTGAGATTGTCTTGAAAGCAATTAGAGAGCTAGGGAGCCTGACTGGTGGATAAAGCACAGTGGGCTATTAACCTGCTTAGGGAGCCTATGTGGCAGGAGATGATGGAAGACCTCCGAGGCACAGAACTTAACAAATTTGTTAATAGTAATTATGATGAGACTGAGCTAAGGGAACAAGCGTATATGCGCCTCCGAGTCTTGGAATCTGTTGAATCCTATCTTGAAGGTGTCGCTGCTCAGAAGATGATCGACGAGAAAAGGATGAAGATTTTGTAACCCGTGTCGGGCGGTTCCCGATATAATTTAGGAAACATAAATGAGCGATACTCAAAACACGACACCTGAGGGTAGTGGTGAGTTAACGGTAAATGGTGCAGCAGACGCTATCTTGGGTCTAATGGGTGGGGAAGAAGGCTCCGAACAGGAACAACCTGAACTCCAAGCAGAGGCCAACGATAGCGATGCCGAATCTGAGGAGTCTGAGTATTCAGATGAATCAGAGGTAGAACAAGAAGATGGCGAGGATGAGCAAGAGGAACCTCAGACATTCCGTGTCAAAGCCGCTGGCGAAGAACGGGAGGTAACCCTTGATGAGCTTATCAAGTCTTATCAACTTGGCACAGATTACACCAAGAAATCGCAAGCTGTAGCTGAGGAACGCAAGGCGGTTGAGGCCGAACGTCAAGCGGTTCAAGAGGCTAAGGCAATGCGCGATCAATACGCGCAACGGTTGGGCATGATCGAGCAGATGCTGCACCAACCAGAGGAGTCTGAGAATCTTGACTACCTGAAAGAGACTGATCCTATCGGCTATGCTGTTAAGGTCGCTGAGATGTCTCAAAGGGAGAAGCAGTTATCGCAGGTTCGTGCTGAACGAGAAAGAATTACTCAACAGCAAGAATATGACAGGCAACAACAGATGAGGCAGACGATTGCTGCTGAGTCTGAGAAGCTAGTTGCTGCGATACCTGAGTATGCTGATCCAGAGAAGGGCGAAACAATCCGTAAGGAAATTCGCAACTTTGGCAAGCAACTAGGGTTCTCTGATGAGGAATTGGGTAATGTGTTCGATTCCAGAGCAGTTCTGACGCTGTACAAGGCTATGCAGTACGACAAGCTACAGTCGAGCAAGCCAGCTATGAACAAGAAGGTTTCAGAGGCTCCAAAGGCGATTAAGCCTGGTGTCTCTAAGCCAAGAGATAGTAATAGCGAGGAACTGAGAAAACTTAAAGCGCGAGCTAAGTCATCCGGACGGGTGGCAGATGCCGCAAGTGTATTTGAACGATTCTTATAGGAACTTTATATTATGGCAACATATACCGCACATAGCGCTATTGGTCAGCGCGAAGATTTGACCGATGTCATCTATGACATCAGCCCAACCGAGACTCCTTTTATGTCTTCGATTGGCAAGAGTAAGGCTTCGGCTGTTTATCATGAGTGGCAGACAGACAACCTTGCAGCCGCTACGACTGCTAACGCTGCTGTTGAAGGCGCTGATGCTTCGGACGCTACCCTGTCTCCGACTGTCCGTCTTGGTAACTATACCCAGATTCTGCAAAAGACTATCAAAGTCTCTGGCACTCTGGACACAGTGAACAAGGCTGGTCGTAAGTCTGAGAAGGCTTATCAGTTGGCTAAGGCTTCGCAAGAGATCAAGCGCGATCTGGAAACCATCCTGTTGTCAAATCAAGGTCGTTCTGCTGGTGACGGTTCTACTGCTCGTAAGATGGGTTCGCTCCTGTCTTGGATCAAGACCAACTCGTCGGCTCAGACTAACGGTGGTGATCCTACGACTATCGGCGTATCTACCCGTACTGACGGTAACACCCGTACCTTCACTGAAGCCCTGCTGAAAGAAGTGGTCGCTGAGGTGTTTGTGTCCGGTGGTTCGCCTAAGGTGCTGATGGTTGGCGCAACTGGCAAGCAGAAGGTTAGCTCGTTCACTGGTATCGCTGAGACTCGTTTCAACGTGACTGGTGCTGCTCCTTCGACGATTATCGGTGCTGCTGACATCTACGTCAGTGACTTCGGCAATATGTCGGTGGTTCCTAACCGCTTCATGCGTACCCGCGATGCTCTGATCCTTGATCCTGAGTACGCAGCTATCGCTTACCTCCGTCCGTTCCAGACAAACGAACTGGCTAAGGCTGGCGATGCTGACAAGACTCAAATCTTGGTCGAGTGCACCCTTGAGGTTAAGAACGAAGCTGCTCATGGCATAATTGCGGACTTGAACATGGCACTTTGATGGATTAGGATATATAATACCTCTTGTGATTATTCATGGTAGGTTTTATGAAATGCTTAGTCGATGGTTGTGATAGTTCCGTGAGGGTAATAAGTCTTGGGTTGTGCTACAAGCATTATGTAAGGCAAAAGACTCACGGAACTACCGAAATAAAAAAATATAGTCGCGGCACATTAGAGGAAAGATTCTGGCGGTTTGTTGACAAGAAATCGGAAGATGATTGTTGGCATTGGACTGGGCAACTTCTTCCTAATGGTTACGGCAGAATATCTTTAGGCGCTAAGGTTGATGGATCGGATGGCGCACATAGGGTTAGTTGCACGAACAAGATCAGCATCACGCAGGCGCTGCAGCAGGCGCAGGAACGTGTGATCGACGGTCTGATTACCGAACAGAAACCGCAGCGGCTTGAAACCCCTTTAGTTGAAAGAACCCGCGCATGAATGGCATAAATTGGCTGTCCCGCCATATTTCGGCGCCAGGCCCGTTTCTTTGTTTGTGCTTGTCCGAACAAGAGTATTTAGCCGCGTTGCAGCATTTAGACAAAAAACCTACCGCTGACTGGGTAAGCACGCCGCAAGCGGATGCAACGGCGCACACAATTATGGATGGCGATACGTTTGCGGTGATTGTTTGTTTGCGGGGTTACAAAACTCGCCCGGCGATTGAAATTGCAGGTGTGCTGGTGCATGAGGCCGTGCACGCGTGGCAAAAATGGTGCGCGTATTACGGTGAAGAAAGCCCTGCGGATGAACAAGAAGCGTACGCTATTCAGTCCATTGCTCAAGAATTGATGGGCGAATTCGCCCGACGTTTACAGGGTAAATAATGGCGCAACAGCCGATCTATGACGCCGAGGGCGAACATCTCCTGATGTCGCGCCTCTGGGCGCCGACTATCGCTGACGACCCCGAGGCATTCGTGCTGTTCGCCTTCCCGTGGGGGCAACCCAACACACCGCTGGGGCCAAGTTCAAAGGCCCGCGCACCTGGCAGCGCAAGATACTGCGAACGATTGCCACCCACATCAAGAACAACCGAGGTCAGCTGGACATGGACGCCTTGCGCCAAGCGGTCGCGTCTGGCCGAGGGTAAATGCGATAATCCTAGTTGTGTAAATCCTTATCATTTGTTGGTTGGAACGCCTAAGGAAAACACGCAGGACATGATCCGAAAGGGTCGTAAGAAAACAGTAGCTCCTTTAGGTGAAAGCAACGGCAAGTCGCTGCTAGATGCCGAAAAGGTAAGATTGATTAGATCAAGCACACTAAACAATACTGCGCTTGGAAAGCAATTAGGAGTTTCTTCTAACTGCGTCCGAGGGGTTAGAACTGGCAGAACTTGGTCGCACATCGAGAAATTATGACGGACTTTAGAGATACGGCAGTACACGCAGACGGTGATGGCGGTATCGTCATTGAGACTAAACAGGATGTATCGGAGATCATTGAGGCTAACAAGGCTCAATTAGAGTTCGACAAGCAAAGGACTGGGCATCTTAAAGACTTGCACCATGTAGCCAGGATACCGTTCACGGTCATTGATGACTTGAACAAGATAGGCATCATGAAAGGTTTTAGCATTTTGGATGACGCAGCGTTTGCCAGTTGGCTTAATAATCCTGATAATGCTGTTTGGAAGACTTACCGTGGCACTATCTCTAAGGGGAACTAATGAACGTAGGCGTTTGCGTACCAGCTAGGGACGAGGTTCACACCTCTTTTGCTTTTGACTTTGCCAAGATGGTTGGCAGAGATTCTAAGCATAGGTGTTCTCAAGATGGTAACGGCCTAAAGCTGTACACAATGGCGGGAACGCTAATATTCGATCAGAGAGAGAAGCTAGTAGATGCTGCTCTCAAAGAGGGATGTGATGCGGTTCTGTTCATTGACTCAGATATGCGGTTTCCTAACGACACTATTGACATTTTGTTAAGTCGTGAGGTTCCGATTGTTGGGGTTAATGCGGTAACAAGACGGAAGCCAACACTACCGACTGCATTGAATCTTCATGTGGAAAAGAATGATGAAGGTAAGATTATTCATCATGCCTGGCATAAGATAGATTCGATGGATAAAGAGGGCATAGAGCCTGTTACAGCGGTTGGTTTTGGTGTAGTGATGATTCGTAAGGAAGTGTTTGAGAAGGTTCCTAAGCCTTGGTTTGATGTGGGTTGGGGATCCAAAGGAATTATTGGCGAGGATGTGCATTTCTGTATCAAGGCTTTGGATGCCGGGATTCAGACTTATGTAGATCACAGCCTATCAAAGCATATTGGTCACATTGGTACGTATGAGTATCGATGGGATGATGTAGAGGAAGGCGCTATAGAGGCGCATAATAACGGGAAATAGACATGGCATTTACGAGCTACAGTGATCTAAAGACTACGATAGCCAGCTACCTAGCTCGTAGTGACCTGACTTCAGTAATCCCTGACTTTATTCGCTTGGCTGAGGAGCGTCTGCGTAGAGACTTGAGAATTCGTCAGATGTTGGTGGTGGCTACGGCTACTACGACTGGCGGTAATTCTAAGGTTGGATTGCCTACGGACTTCTTGGAGATGCGGGATATTCACTTGAATACGACTCCGATTAGTTCCTTGTCCTACGAGGCTCCTAATACGTTCTACGCTGGCTCTAGGTCTACTGAGTCTGGCATTCCTAGAATCTATACTGTGCTGGCCTCAGAGCTTCAATTCGCCCCTATCCCTGATACTGCGTATACGGCTCAGATGCTGTACTACGCAAAGCCTACGCTACTGAGCGACGCAAATACCAGCAACGTATTCTTGGCTAACTGTCCTGATGCCTTGCTGTATGCGGCTCTAGGTGAGGCTGAACCGTATTTGATGAATGACGCTAGGTTGCAGGTCTGGGCTTCGCTCTATGACCGTTCTATCGCTTCTATATCGAACTCTGACCAAGCTAGTGAGTACAGCGGTCAGCCTATGGCAATGTCTTATAACGTGAGGTAAATCATGGCAGAAATGTCGAATTATTTAGAAAACGCTCTGATTAACGCTACCTTGCGTAATACGAGCTATACAAGCCCTGCAACAGTCTATGTTGCTCTTTACACAACTGACCCAACTGATGCTGATACTGGTACAGAAGTCTCTGGTGGTTCTTATGCTCGTACTGCTGTTACTTTTGGTGCGCCCAGTAATGGCGTTAGTACCAATAGTGCTGCGGTTGAATTCCCTACTTGCACATCGTCATGGGGGACGATAACGCACATTGGTATCCGTGATGCTTCAACTAGCGGTAATTTGCTGTATCACACTGCATTGACTACATCTAAGGTTATTGATGTTGATGACATCTTCCGCATTACCACTGGCAACCTATCTGTTACGTTGGCATAATGAAAATAGATTTCTCTTTTGATACTCAGTACGGTAAGTTCTGCGATGCCTTGCATTTGCCAGACGATCATACGTTTACTAAGTCTGAGATTGAGGCGATGAAACAGCAACGGTTAGACAACTGGATAGCCGTTATAACAGCGCCTCCTCCAGAAGACGAAGAACTACCACCAGAGGAATGATAAATGGCAGATCGCTATTGGGTTGGTGGCACTGGCACATGGAGTAGCACCGATACTACTAACTGGTCTACTTCCTCTGGTGGTGCTGGTGGTGCTTCTGTTCCTACATCTGCTGACAACGTCTTCTTTAACGTCAACTCAAACGTAGGTACAGGTGCGTTTACTGTCATGATGGTAAATACGCCACGGGTTTGCAACGACATCACAATCAGCGGTCTTGATGGAACAATGACCTTAGCAGGTACAAGCATTGGCTTGACTGTTAGCGGGAGTCTTGAGTTCCCTGTAACTAGGCTCACCCGTACCTACACAGGTACAACGACATTCAATGCCACAACAACAGGCAAGACAATAACGACTAATGGCGTTGCGTTTGGTGGGGCAGTTATTTTTAATGGTGTTGGGGGTGCATGGACACTTGGCTCTGCTTTTAGTTGCGGCACTAGCGATTTAACGCTTACTAACGGCACATTTGATACCTCAGTAAGTAATTATTCGGTTACTGCCGCTTCGTTTTTCTCAAATAATTCAAATGCAAGGACAATAAATTTAAATGGCTCAACTTTGACGTTTAGCACTTCAGGAGTTTCTTGGAATATAGCGACCAGCACGAATGCAACGTTAAATGCTGGTACATCAACAATAGCATTAAGCGGTTCTGGCACATTTGCTGGAGGCGGTCTTACTTATTACAACGTATCTTTTACTTCCACAGCAGCATCAGTTTTAACAAAATCAATTGCAGGCGCAAATATATTTAACAACCTGACGTTTTCTACGATTGGGGCTGTTGGACTTAATAATATTACTATCGACGCAAACCAGACAATTAACGGAACTTTTACAATCAATGGCGCTAATGGTAGCCAAAGGCAATTTATCCGGTCTGATGTAACAGGCACATCTCGCACATTAACTTGTGCAGCTATTGCTTCAACTACTGATGTTGACTTCCGTGACATCACAATAGCAGGAGCGCATGGCACGTTGTCAGGCACTCGACTAGGTGACTGTAAGGGAAACACCAACATAACTTTTGATGCTGGTGTTGATAAGTATTGGAATTTGGCGGCTGGTGGTAACTGGACTGCTACTGCTTGGGCGTTAAGTTCTGGTGGTGCTGTTGCTGCTGCAAATTTCCCGTTAGCTCAAGATACGGTCATCATTGAAAACACAGGATTAAACACAAGCGCAACAGTTACCATCAACAATATAGCTTACAACATTGGAACGCTAGACACATCAACACGTACTAACGCAATGACGTTAGCTTCAAGTGGGTCTACACCTACATTTTACGGAAATTTTACTTACGGGTCGGGCGTAACACCTACCGGCACTAATACATTTACATTTTCTAACAGAGCCACAAAGACACTTAATTCTGGTGGCAAGACATTTACTCAGCCGGTAACGATAAATGCGCCCGGCGGCGGTATTCAGCTTTTAACTAATGATCTAACTTTAGGCTCAACACTTACAACTAATTTAACGCAAGGTACGTTAGACCTGAATAACCTAACGTTAAGTACAGGTTTGTTTAGCTCAAATAACTCAAACACTAGAACTATAGCATTTGGTACTGGAAACATTACTTGTACTGGTACAGGTATTGTATGGACTACGTCAATCGTAACCAACTTAACCATAACCGGAACTCCGGTTGTAAACGTAACAAGCTCTGGATCGACTGCTATTACAGTTACTCCCGGAGCCTTATCCGAAGCAAACTCTATTAGTTATAACTTTACTGGTGGCACGTATGCTTTGACATTTTTAGGAAGCACTAGTCATACCGCAAGAAACGTAGATTTTACTGGCTACGCTGGTACATGGCAGGCTACAGGAAGTTCCGTGGTTGTGTATGGTAATTTAACGCTTTCTACTGGAATGTCGTTAACCGCAACAGCCAACACTTTTAGATTTGGTGCAACCAGTGGAACAAAAACAATTACCAGCAATGGTAAGATAATTGATTTTACAATCCCCTTTAACGGTGCTGGTGGTGCGTGGCAATTGCAAGACGCTATGACGTTGGGTTCTACAAGGGCGGTATCATTCACAAATGGAACTGTAGACCTTAACGGATTTACCTTGACCAGTGGAACAGGAGTAACTGGTTTAGGAACAAAAAACATTACGTTTAACGGCGGTACTTTGTTATTAAGTGGTAGCGGTGCAACTGCTTGGAATAACGCACAACCTACTGGCTTTACTACCACAGCAGGTACTGGCACAGGCACTATTTCCATGACTGCTGCAACTGCCAAGACGTTTGTTGGTGGCGGGTCTACTTACAACTGCACATTGAATCAAGGTGGTGCTGGAACGCTGACAATTACTGGCGCGAATACGTTTAACGACATTGCCAATACGAACGCCACAGCAAGCCAGATCACGTTCCCTGCTAGTACGACAACAACGGTTAATAACTTCACTTTGTCTGGCTCGTCAGGCAACTTGGTATCAATCCGCAGTTCTAGCCTTGGAACAAGATTTACGCTATCTAAGTCCTCTGGCACTGTAAACGTGTCTTACCTTGATATTCGGGACAGTAATGCAACAGGTGGGGCTACTTGGAGAGCGCTTGCAACGAACGGTTT